TTTTTATTTTTATTATTATATTTACTCTTTTATTTTATTATTATATTTACTCTTTTATTTTATTATTATATTTTATTATTTTATTTTATAATTATATTTTATTATTATAATTATATTTTATTATTTCATTTTATTATTTTATTTTATTATTATAATTATATTTTATTATTATAATTTTATTATATTTTATTATTATATTTTATTATTATACCCATCCTTTCATTTTATTATTATATTTTATTATTATATTTACCTTTTTATTTTTATTATTATATTTACTCTTTTATTTTATAACAAATAACAAATAATGGGATAATGATCAGATAAATTAGTTTGAATTATTTTATTATATATTAGTTTTAATTTACTTTTTTTATTTAATAAAATATAGTCTGTTACTGTAAATTGTGAAAAATTTGTATGTATTTTAATATAATTTAATGGTGTATAATTATCTTGAATATATTTTGTTCGTTCAATATAATTATTATATCTTCTACCTATTTGTTTTTGATATAAATTAATATTAAAATCTCCACAAATAATAGTATTATTATTTTTAATTTTATCTAAATATTCATTAAATAATTTAAATTGTAGAGTAATAATATCTTTTATATCTGGATGATTTAATGATATTGTATTAAAATATTCAAAATGACAAGTGATAATATCATAATTAATATTTTGATAATTAACAATAATATGAATAAAATTTCTATCAATAAAAGAAAATTGATTAATATAATATTTTTTAATAGGTATTTTAGAATAAATAGCATTTGCTAAAAAATAATAAGAATTATCTTCATCTTTTAATAAATTACCTTTTTTACTATTTGCAATAACTTTATATTCATAGCCAATTTCTTTCATTAATTTATTTAAATAGTGAAAATTAAAATTTTCTCGAATATAATCATAATCATTTATATCTTTTTTAATTTCTTTGTTTAATATTGGTACTATTTCTTGTAAACATAATATAGTTGGTGAATATAATTTAAATAAATCTATAAATTTTTGTATATCTCTAGCTTTTTCATATGGATTAATACTATCAAATAGTGGTCCTGCACCATGATTACATCTTGATATAAAATTATGAACATTAAATGTCATTATACTAAATTTAGTGTTATTTTTAATATTTATAGGATCACTATTCTTTGAAGTACAATATTTAATAATTGAACTTCTTTTAAAATTTTCCCCTGGATATAAAAATGGTTTATTATCTGAATAAATAATAGTATTCGGAACAAAACCATTTTTAATTAATTCATCTTTAATTGGATAAATATATTTATCTTCAGCAATATTTTGCGATAATAGAAAATATTCATTATTACCTCCTTGTTGATATTCAAATGAGTTTTTATAATTACTTGTAACAAATTTATAATTATATATCCAATCTTCTATTTGTTCATGATTTAAATTTATATAATATCTTTTTAGTAAATAAAATTTAACAGTATCTAAAAATTTTAATTTATTTACAATTGTTTCAATATTTTTTTTTAATTTATCATTATATAATTTTGTTTTTCCCGGTATAACTAATTTATATTTAAAATTATATATTTGTCTTAATACTAATAAATCAGTAATCTGTGCAGGTCGACCTCTTTTTAGTCTTGTAATAATTTCATACTTTAATCTTAAAAATTTAACACCCATAAAATAATAATGATATCGTGGATTTATTACAAGTTCATTAAAATTCATTGCTCCAAATTCACGAGCTCTTTCATCTAATGTTTCCAACCATTCATTATTTGTTTCTTTTGATCCTTTTATTGTTATATCTAAAATATTTTTATCAATTTTATCTAATTCATTAAAATCAATAAAATTATTTTCAATAATAAAACCATCAATATCATTCATTTCTCTAACACCTAAACTAAAAAGTATAGATGAACTAAATGTAATATAAGTTTCAAATATTTTTTGACCATATTGTGCTAAAAATTTTTTTAAAGTATTAAATGTCTTAATACTATTTAACATTTCATAAATTTTCCAAGATTTTTGTTTTTCTAAAAATTTTAATGAATTTTCATTAAATAATATACCAGTATAGGTATAAGCTTGATTATCATCATTATTAATATGAATATAATCATATAATTTTAATTTATCTGTGTTTATTGTTTTATTATCTTCATCAAAAAATAATTGTCGTAATTCCATTTTAAATGGTGATGAATTACCGGCTATAGGATTTTCTTTATTATTATGTTTATAAACAATAACTTTTATTGTTGATTTTTTATTATATTCAAAACCAATACGTTTAACTTTATATAAAATATTATCAGGTGTTTTCATTCTTTTTTCATTAAAATATAATTGAAATACTAAATTATACATTGCTAAAAAAGATAAACTAATATTTTTTTCATAATAAATAGAACCATTTTTATTTAATTTTTTATATAAGTTATCCATAACTTTTGGGTGTTTTAATGATTTAGGATAAATAAAAATAATGCTAATATCTGTTGAACTTTTTATAAAATAATTTATAACATTATCATTATTTGAATTTTGTATTAATTTATCTGTTTCTGTATAATTAAATTTAAAATTATAATCTTTTTCTATTTTTTTAATAGGAGTAAAAAGATCATTATCTTTAATATTATTATATATTGGTTTTATATTTTCAATACAACAAAATATGTTATTCATTATAATCTTCTATAAAAAAATAAAATAGTTTATAAGATTTATTATCTTTAATATATCTACTAGTTTTATATTTATAATTAAAATATTTAATTCGATTATAATACATATATTTTTCACGCCATAAAATAAAATCATTTATTTTATAAAAATTTTTATTAAATTTAAATGAATCATTTAAATATGTTAATTTATATTTTTTATTTTTTTGTATTTTTATATTTTTAAAATAATTATAATCAAATATAGCATATTGATATACTTTATCATTAAAATAATTTTGTCCAAAATCAAAATATGTATCATTGTATTTTACATTTATTTTATTTAAATAATAATCAGCTATAAATAACATTTCATAATCATTTTTTTCATTAAATTGTAAATTATTTTTTTTATATAACATATCATGTGATATAATATTATTATTAGTAATATTATATTCTAATACAATAACATGATTTTCGACCTGTATCATTTTTTTATTATTTAAAATTTTAACATAATTTGACTCATATTCATTTAATTTTGTTTCATCTAAAACTTCATTATTATAAAAATATTGTTTAACAAATTGAAATGGTTTTTCAAATTTACCATTAATATAAAATTTTAATGAAAATAATCGATAATGTATATTTATAATTTCTTTCATTTTATTAAAATTATTATTATTAAAATAATTCATAAAATTTATAAATTGATCAATTAATAAATATATATTTTTTATAAAATTAATTTCTCTACAATCACCATAATTTTGTAAACATACACTTATATTTGTTTTATAATTTTTTGATCTACTTCTACAATTTTTATTATAATCTTTATAATTAATACATATTTTTTTTTCAAGTAATAATAAGGAATGATTATAAAAAAATATATTTAATGGATGAAATATTTGAAAAATTTGTAAATAACATTGAATTGCTGTTTCATATTTATTCTTATAAATTTCTCTTAATTTTAATAAAATATCAATATCTTTAAAATTAATAAAATAATTATTAACTCTTCCATATTTATATAAATTTCCTTGATATATTTTATTAAAATTAATTATTTGATTAAAACCACGTAAACTAATACTATTTTCAAAAAAATTAATTGTTTTTTTATCATTATTATTAAATTTATTTTTAATATTATTATTTTTTATTTTTTTTATAAAATTATTAAATTTTAATATTTCTTCTTTTGTATAAAATTTTTTATTTACTTTTGTTGTTTTTAATAGAATGTCAAAATTAAATTTCTTATAATAATAGTAATTTAAATTTAATTTTATTGATTGTGATATATATTTACATAATTTATGTATATAATAATCAATACTTTCACCACCACCAATTAAACAACAAAAATAATATATTTTTAGTAAATATTTATCATTTATTTTTGTTGGATCTAATAATAATAATAATTGTAATTTTATCATATAAATAATTATAGAATTTTTAATTACATATAAAAATAATAAAATATAAACTACAAAAGAATATATATCAAAATATCTTTTAAAAAGAAAATAAATTTTGTAAAACACATGACCCATATTTATAAATTAAGTTTACTAATAATATTTTATATTTATTAATATTTATAAATTATTAACATTCAGTACATTATTAAGTTCACTATCTGATAATATTTTATATTCATTTGACCCATATTTATAAATTAAGTTTACTAATAATATTTTATATTCATTTGACCCATATTTATAAATTAAGTTTACTAATAATATTTTATATTTATTAATATTTATAAATTATCAACATTCAGTACATTATTAAGTTCACTATCTGATAATATTTTATATTCATTACTAATAAATTTATTTTTAAATATATAATAATTACAAGAAAAATTAACTAATTCAAAAAAATTATATTTTGGTATTTTATCAAAATGAATATTATATGATATAATTATAGTATTATTTGTTGTATAACTATTGCTATATTTATTATCTATATTATTATTATATTCTTCAATATCGCATTTTATATTTCCATATATAGAATCAATATATTCGGGTTTTGTTATTTGTATTGATGGTATATATTTATTATTTATAATTTTATAATAATACAAAATATTATTTTTAAATATCGGTATATTTTTAATATACCAATATTTTTTATCTGAATTTTTAACTTTATCAAAAATATTAATATTTAAATTAAAAATATTATTTTTATTATATATTGAATTATCTTTTATAATAATTATATTATCAGTTTCTAAAATATTATTTGTTATTAATTCATCAAATAAAGTAGTATTCTTTATTTTATTATAATTATCAATAACTGTATTTACATGATTTACATGAGAATTTATATTTGTTTTTATAGAATAACCACTGATATTATTATAATAAAATATTATTTCATTATCTTTAGATTCAAAAAATGATATTTCAGGAATAGGGTCGTCAAATGTTTCATATTCAATTATAACATGATTACTAATATTACTAATATCTAAATAAAAATCAAAATTTTGATTTTTATTAATATAGTAAATAATATCACTATATATTATTGTATTTATTCCTAAATTATTATTATCTATATTAAAATGTGCTTGTACATTATCATCAGTTGTAATTATTTTAATATTTTTAATAATTTTACCAAGTAACAACATATTTATTTTAGAATCTTTCATTATCATAATCTTTTTTTTAATAAATAATTCTTTTTGTGAAATAAAAAAAGAATTATTATAAATTATATTATTATATTTAAATTCACAATTTAACCAAATCATCCCACTTGATATTCTTTTTTTATTTAATATTGTATTAATAAAATTATTAAAGTCTTTTATATTAATATTATAAGCATTGTAATAATAATTTTTCCATTCAATAAATTTATTATATAATTCTGTAAATTTAATATTTGATGTTGTTTTTTTATTAATATATATATTAATAAAATTAATAATTTGTTGATTTTTATTTTCATGTATCTTATACATATTGAAACATAATATATTATTAAATAACATTAAATGAACACTTTTAAATGTAGTAATATATAATAATTACATATATATAAAGTTAACTTATTAATAATTTTAATGCCACCAATTAAAAATTATGGTACAATGCAGCAAATTTATAGTAATTCTGTTTTAGATAAAACTAATAAATATATTTATCATAGACCTGAAATAACACATTTTAAATGTATTTATAAAAAGCATACATTATTTTCATTTGAAAGTATACCAATTGAATTAAAATCAAATCCTTATTTTAATAATAATTATAATTTTTATATACCATTTAATGGTGATTTAATGCATAAACTTTATTTACAAGTCACTTTACCTCATATTGAATATCCAGAAGATACACCTGATGATGAAAAAAGTTATTGGACAAATCGTATTGGTTTTAATATAATTAAAAAAATTAAATTATTAATAAATGGTAATGAATTTGATATATTAAGTGGTTTATATATGCATATTTGGTCTGAATTGACACATTCAATCGATAAAAAACAATTATTAGATCATCTTGTTGGATCAAAAGGAGAAGATGGTATAAGTAAAGGTTTATGTTGTGATAAACCTCATACTTTAAATATTCCAATTTTTTTTACTTGTCATGAATATATTCAAAATAGTATACCTTTGATTAGTTTAAAAGATCGAATAACTATGATTAAAATTGAGTTTAATTCTTTAGATAATTGTATTCAAAAAGGAATATTACCAAATAATAAGTTATATAATGTTAATTTATGGGTTGATTATATTTTTTTAGATTCTGAAGAAAGAAGATTAATATGTTTAAATAATAATGATTATTTGTATAATTATATAAATAGTAGTGATAATAGTATGATATTAAATAAAAGTATATTTAAATTACCTGTTTCTCAACATGTTCAAGAATTATTATGGGTTTTAAGAAAAAAAAAACCACAAGGTGATAAATTTACAGATTTTACAATTGATCATAAAATAAGTAATATTAAAGATATTCAATTATATATAAATAAGAAAGAAATATTTTCTTCTGGAGCAAAAAAAAATAAATATTTTAATTATTATTTACCATATAAAAAACATACTGGTAAACCTGATTTAGGTATTAACTGTTATCCATTTTCTATAAATCCAGAAGTTATAAATCCAACTGGTCATTTAACTTTTAATATATCTGATGGATCAATTAAAATAACAAAAAATACAAATGATGAATGTGATGTATTTTTATTTACTCGAATTATTGAACCATTACATATTAATACTAATTATATTTCTACAAGAACGTTTCATAGATAAATAAACCATTTCAAGATATTATTATATCACTTATTAGTTTTAAATTATAATAGTTTTATTTTATTATAATTTCTATATTAATTATAATAAATGACAAATACAGGTTCATTATTACAAATAGTAGCAAAGGGTTCAGAAGATTTAAATTTAACATTTAATCCAGATATAACATTATTTAAAAATGAATATAAACATCATACTTTATTTTCAATGGAAAGTATTGAGCAATTATTTGTAGATACACCAAGATTTGGTTCAACATCAAAAATAAAAATAAAAAGGGATGGTGATTTAATTCATAAAATGTATTTACAATTAGATTTACCATATGATAAAAATAGTAATATAAAGTGGACAAATCGAATTGGTTTTAAAATAATAAATAAAATTGAATTTTATATAGGAAATTTATTATTAGATAGACAATATGGACATTATATGCATATATGGTCTGAATTAACTCATTCTTTTGATAAAAAAGAAATATTAAATAAATTAGTTGGGACTAAAGGAGATAATGGTTATAGTGATGGTTTATCAGGAAGTGAAAAACATACATTAAATATACCATTAATGTTTTTTTTTTGTAATAAAAGTGAAATGGCATTACCATTATTAGCAATACGTGAAAAAGATATTTATATAAAAATTTTTTTTTCAAATAAAATTAATTGTATTCAAAGTGGTAATATACCAAATGGTGATATTAGTAATGTTAGTTTATGGATTGATTATATTATATTAGATGATTATGAAAAAAAATATATAGTTAGTCATGAATTAGAATATTTATTTGAAACAACACAGCATTATCAACGAAATTTAGTAAGTAATGGTGAAAAAAAAATTAATTTACCTTTTACATTATCAGTAAAAGAATTATTATGGACCATTAATAAAATTACACCTAATGATGATAAATTTACTGATTATATTAATATTGATAATCTACAAATTAAAATAAATGATAAAAATATATTTTCAACTAAATCAAGAAAATATCATTATTTTAATAATATATTACCATATAAATATCATACAGGTAAACCAGATAATGGTATTAATTGTTTACCATTTTGTATATATCCAGAAAAATTTACACCCAGTGGGTGTTTATATTTAAAAAATATTAATAATTTTTCATTTAATATTAAAAGTAGTGGTCAATCATTTATAAATATTTATTCTCGTTGTTATAATATATTAAAAATAAAAAATGGTTATATTGAATTATTTAATAAGTTTTAAACATATATATATAATTAATATAATGACATTATATTGTATAAAATTAATTTTTTCTGGTGATGGTGAAAATATGGGTTGGAATCCATTTTGTTGTAAAGGTGAAGATTGTGGTGGTAGTAAAGAATCAATAATTGCATTATCGAATAATAAATCAAAACTTGAAAATATTATAAATGATATTGAAAATCATAGTTTATATAAATATATTAGTATTAATGATCCAGATTATTTCTTTATAACAGATGGATGTTGTGGTGACTTAGAAATAGAAATTAAATCAGAAATTTTAAATAATAAACTTAAACTAAATATATCATATGATGATGATGGTCATGATGAAAATGAAATAAATATTATTAAAAAACTATTTACACAAATAGAAAATATAAGATATAATAATGATAGTCAAAACTATAAAATGACAAAAACTTATTGTGGAAATAACGAATTTTATAATATAATATTAGATACAATATTTAAAGATATAAATAAAAAATATAATTCATCAATTTATTCTTGTTATGAATATTGCTGTGGCACAACATTAGTAGAAGTTGAGTTAAGTTCTTTTAGTGGAGATTTTATAATTTAAAAAATATAAATTATTAATATTATATATTATTCTTAATAATATATAATATTAAGATATTCAATAGTAAAAATATAATTAGTTATTTATACAAATTTGAATAGAAAAGACAACAAATTTTAATAAATTATCAAATTGTAATATTATATTAATATTTTGATCCCTAATTGTATTATATGTTTTGATAATTATAGCAATACTAATAATACCATATTTAACTTATTAAATTTGTCTATATTATTACTAATTGATTTTAATTCTTTGTAAATTATTATGTTGTGATACAAAACTAATATTTGTATTACCATGTAATAAATTTAGAAAAAAGTCAATAATATATTATTTTCATTTTATATGATTATTATATTATATTATCATCATTTACATTATTATTTGCATTATTATTTTGTAATTAAGAAGATTTAATAAATTTTAATAAATTATCAAATTGTAACATTGTATTAATATTTTGATCTATATCAGTATCATTATTTGGATAAGATTTGATAATTGTATCAATAGTAATAATACCATTATCAGACTCCCTGAATTTTCTCATATCATCTAATACTACTGTACTATTATTAATTGATTTTAATTCGTTATAAGATATATAATATTTATTATTATGATGTGATATAAATATTTGTTTTGTATTATTCAGATGCATAAAAAAAGTTATTAATATTATTATGTTAATATTATTTTCATAAATTGAATTTAAATTAATATATTGGTATAAATAACTTAATAAAATATTAAATATCCATATAGAACTAAAATTATCAAGTTGATCATTTATATTTGTAATTGGTATTTGATTAGGACGCGATAATTTATTGAATAATTTAATATATAATTGTTTTAATTCTGTTTTATAATTTATAAAATCTGGTAAATAAATATCAATAATATTATCAAATTCATTCGCTAATAAATTTTTATTAGGATAATTAATTATACTCAGATTCATTTTTTTAAGATGTTGATTAATTTTTATTATATCAATATTTTTATTATTTTCATTTAATTTTTTTTGATAAAGTATACCGAATACAATGCTACAAATTATTGCAATCAGAAGTAAAATACTTATAATTATAATTTTTGTTTTTTTTAACATATATTATTTTAGATTTTTAGTTTTATATATATTATATATGGGGTAGTATTAATACAATTAATAAGAACAGAGATAAAATTATAGTTCTGAAATTATATTTACAAAAATAATATTTATTTTATACTATAATCAAATTAAAATATTAATGAAATTTCAATATATTTTTATACCACAATTTTTAAATTAATATTTTAATACTTATTTAACTATATTATATTTAATAAAATATAATATAATAAATTTTATAATTAATATTTGTAATGATTGATATTAATTTACTTAATTTGCATAAGCATTTCCACCCATTCCTGATGCAACACGGAAAATGTTATAACTATGAGCCATAACATGAAGTTCAGTACAAGAATTATCATTTGGTGTAATATCAAGATTAATATTATCAATACGAGAAAAGTTAACAGTTCCCGATGGTTGATGTTCTTCTGGTTTGAGAGCAAATGAATAAGAATTAATACCTACATCTGGTTTACCTGTATGATGTTGGTATGGTTGAACATAATTGAAATAGTCACCAACACGTTGAGTAAAACGATCTTGACCATTAAGTTTAAGTTTACCCGTAACAAGAGAATTTGTATCAGTACCAGCACCACGGAAATCAGTAAAAGCATCACCAGTTGGTGAAGAATCACGGCATACCCATACTAATTCCTTAGTTGGATGGTTAAATGTGAGACGAACACTATTAATTGAACTTCCATTAAGAGTTGCTTCTTGTGTTTGAACAGTTTCAATTAAGTATTCGTGTGGATTAGCTGCAAATTCACGACGTTCTTCAGCATCAAGGAAAATATAATCAACCCAGAGTGAAGTATTGGAAAGAGAACCAGTTTGAGATGTTGTATTATCATTCATGCAACGAGCAAGAGTTTCGAATTCAATATGAAGTTCAATATCATGATATTGGAGAGCAATAAGTGGGACAGCAAGACCTGGATTACGACAGAAACTGAAAAGAAGAGGAATATGAAGTGTTGTTGTATCAACAGCAGCATCGGCAACAACTGCACCATCTGTACCTTTAGCACCAACAAGTTTGTCTAAAAGAGCTTTTTGGTCTGTGGTATGTGTAAGTTCAGTCCAACAGTGCATCCAAGTTGAGTAATGACGATCAATTTGTTGGCCACCAACTCTGAATTCAACACTTTTAAGAAGACGGAATCCAACACGACCAACCCAATTATCGGATTCACTTAAAGCAATAGATGGAAGGGTAGTTTCAACATAACATGGACCCATCAAGTCACCATTACGGGATACTTTACAGACAACTTTGTTTCCAAAATTAGCTGTTCCACTAAGTGTTTGTTCCATAGCTTCCATTGCGAAGTTAGTGTAACGTTTATAGATAAATTTAAAGAATGTTACTTCTGGTTTAGCTGTAAGGTAGGCATCTTGAGAACCTTGAGCGACGATTTGCATTAAAGCACCGGCCATATCTTATATATATTAAAAGAGAAATTTTTTTAATTTTTTTATATATTTTTAATAATTTTTTTAATATATTTTTAATAATTTTTTTTATATATTTTTAATAATTTTTTCATGATATTTTTTTTTTATTTTTTATATATTTTTATATATTTTTATATATTTTTAATAATTTTTTATGATATTTTTTTAAATTTTAACATTTAGCATTTTTTTATAATATTTTTATAATATTTTTATAATATTTTTAATTTTATAAATTGACATCTTTTTAAAGATTTTTTTTTTATAAATATTATATGTCAAATTTTAAAATAAAAAAAAATATAGTTAAAAAAAAAAATATAAAAGGTTCAAATACATTAGAAACAAAACATCTTAATAATATAAATAAAATTACAAAAGATAAAGAATCTTTAGTAGAACTGAAAAAACAATTAAATGAAACTAATAATAAATTAAATAAATTAGATGAATTTCGCGATAATAGTATTATAATTGATTTAAATGAACGAACACAGTTATTAGAAATAAAATTAGAATTAGAAAATAAAATAAAAAATATTAATAATAATAATGACGAATTAAATTATTATGACTTAACAAGTGATTTATTAATTGATTATTATAATATTCGTACTAATAAACATATTGAAAAAAAAACAATAAATATAATGGATATATTATCAAAAAAATCATTAAATATTAATAAAAGTACACCTAAAACACATTTATTTGAAAATTATTGTCAACGAGTTGAAGGTATTAAAATTTATAAAGATATCGGTGATAATAGAATTAAATATTGTGAATTATGTACTATTGAATGTATTTTAGATTTAAATACATCTTGTTATACTTGTCCAACTTGTGGTATTATGTATTTTGTTATTATTGATGAAGATAATCTAATTAAAGAATATTCACCATATCAAAGAAAAAATCATTTCAAAGATTGGTTAAAACAATTTCAAGCAAAAGAAGTTATTGATATTTCAGATGAAATATTTAAACAAATTATTATAGAATTAAATAAAAAAAAAAATTTAAATAAAAAAAAAATTTCACGTAATATGATGCAAATAATATTAAAAAATTTAGGGTATAGTAATTTATATAAACATATTCCATTTATTATAAATAAAGTTTCTGGAATACATGCACCTTCATTAAGTAAAAGTGTTCAAGATAAATTACTTAAGATGTTTGAAGAAATACAAGAACCATGGAAAATATATAAACCAAAAGATAGAAAAAATTTTATTTCTTATCCATATATTTTAACAAAATTTTGTGAATTATTAGAATTAGAAGATTTAACATATTATTTTCCACAATTAGACTATCCAAATTTAGTTGTTCCTGATCAAGTATGGGAAAAAATATGTAATCATTTACATTGGGAATTTATTCCATCACAATAAATATATAAATTTATATAAAGATTATATATTTATAATCATTATATGACAAGTGAAACTTTACCAAATTTACCACATGGACAAAATTTCGTATGTATTTCTTTTTTAACCGACTCTGAAAATAAAACAACATTAACATCAACACGTATTGGTGGTGTATATAATACATATGAAAAAGCATGTGAAAGAGCAAAAGAAATACAACAACAAGATCCTGCTTTCAGTGTATATGTTGGTGATATGGGTAGATGGTTACCATTTGATCCTGCACCAGATTCACATATGATAGAAGAAACAGAATATGCAGATGAAAAACTCAATGAATTAATGAAAGGTTATCATGCAAATCAACAAAAAGCACAAATATTTCATGAATATAGAAAAAATAATAAAATGTTAGAAAATATTAATGAAAATCTAACTGAAGGTCACAAAAATAAAAACGAAATTACAACAAAATTAAAAAAAGCAAAAACCATGAATGAAGTTACCACATTGACTAATAGTCTTGAAAATATTGAATCTCAAATGAAACGTATGACTTCAAAATTAAAAGATTTAGAATTAAAACAATCTAATTTACAACAAAAATTAGGAACAAGTAGTATTGAAGAATAGTTTCTTTTTATATAATATGATTTTTATTTCATTTATCATCATAAATATTATTATGATAAATTAAATAAAAATGTTAATTATTAAAGAATAGTTTATTTAATTTTTTCTATAACAAGATTATTTTTTTTTCCAGATATTTGTAATGATTAAATACTTCAATTCTTTTATTCTATTTATTATCATAAATATTATTATGATAAATTAAATAAACTATTCTTTAATAATTAACATTTTTATTTAATTTTTTCTACAACAAGATATTTTTTTTTTCCAGATATTTGTAATGGATTAAATACTTCAATTCTTTTATTCCATTTATTGTCATAATATTTATGATGATGTTTTTTATTTAATTTTTTCTACAACAAGATTATTTTTTTTTTTTCCAGATATTTGTAATGGATTAAATACTTCAATTCTTTTATTCCATTTATTGTCATAATATTTATGATGATGTTTTTTATATTTTTTTGACCCCATTGTAAATTGTGGTGTATTTTTTGCTTTATACCAGAAGACTTTTTCTGTTATATCTTGTGTATGGATTTTATTATTTATTACCATACAACCAAAATCTTCTGTTAATACAGAAAATGCATCATTAAAACTGGGAAAGTTTGGAAACATACCCGCATAATGTTCATATAATCGTCTTCGATTACTTGTAAAATCTTCTGCTAATAGAAATATATAATCAAAATTAGAACGCATTTCAGGAGGAATACCTAAACTATATTGTAATGTTAAAATAAAACTAATACCATAATGTCGTCCATTATAAAATAATTCTTGAATTGCCTCTTCTTTAACCCATTTTCCTTTACTCGACATACAATCATCCATAACAAGCATAAAACGGAGATCTTTTGTTCTTTTTCCTTCTTTAGATCTATCTTCATTATCTTCAGTAAGTTGTTTTTGATTTGCAAAAATTTTATTTAATAATTCTGGAGAATAATTATTATAAATATAAATATCTGGAATAAAATCACCAAAAAACTTATTTAACTTTTCAGTTTTACTTATTATAACTGTTCTTGGTAAATGTCTTTTATGAAATAATAATTCTCTTGTAATAAAAGATTTTCCCGAACCACGTTTAGCAATCATCGCAATCGTTACATTATCAGGCATTGATTTTATATTAAATTTTTTTATTTGTACTCTCTTTTGAGATGATCCATATTTAATATTTTTTATATCCATTAATTAGTATTAGAAAAGACTTCTTCAATCATATATTATAATTTTAATTCAGATGATTTATCTAATGAAATAGATGGTAATAATTTATCTAAAATTGCATAAAATATAGAAATACAACAACTTATTATAATAATTTCTTTATCAATAATCGAAAAACTAGGAATATATTTAATTAATAAACCTGTAAATAAACCAATTAATATATATTTTAATGATTGATTTTTTTTATCATTGTTCATATATATATAATATTAGATTTAAAAAAATATAAATCTAATATTATATATATGAATATATATATAATATTAGGATTAGTAATTATTATTATTTTAATGTTTGAACAACAATTTATTAATAAAGAAAAAAATAATAAAATTGAAATTTATTTTGATCAAATAAAAGTACCATTATTTATTAGTTGTTTTATAATAATTATTTATAATTTATATTTTAATAACAAAAGTGAATTAATAATTAAAACAAAAATACCACAAGTATTACTTGGTTAAATAATCATTAATAAATTTTTGTTTATTTGTATCTTTAATACTATTATGATAAGTATTATTATCTACTTCACTATTTGAAAATATATCATGATAATTTTTAATATTGGTTTCTGGATTATATGTTAATGTTTCACTTTCTAAGTCCTTCATTAAATGATTTTTAATTTCACTATTTATACTATTTTTATATGTACTATCTTTATATTTATGATTAATTGATTCATTTATTATTTTTTTTAAAGTAGATGTTGATCTTTGACTTGAATTATCCCTACTAGAATTATGTTTATTTGAATTATCTCTACTTGAATTATCTCTACTTGAATTATGTCTACTTGAATTATATCTACTTGAATTATCCCTACTAGAATTATGTTTATTTAAATTATCTCTACTTGAATTATGTCTACTTGAATTATCTCTACTTGAATTATGTTTATTTGAATATGATTTAGAACTATTATTTTTATAATTTTTAATTTCTGGTGATTTTAATGGACTTTCAGATAATTTAATATTTTCATTTATAATTTTTAAAATTTTATCATCATTTCCCCCTGTTTGTATATTTTGATTTTCTATAATATTCTTGTTCTCCATCACAATTGATTGTTTAGGTGGTAATAATTTTTTAAAATCAATATCAGAAAAAGAAATATCACCTAAAAAAGTCTTTAAAATATCATTTAATGGAATTAAGCGTCTAAAAGTATGTTCAATACATAATTTTATAATTTTGCGTATTTCATAATTATTTCTATTAATTTCAATACTGCAATATTTATCATAAAATAAAAATGGTAATGGCCATAATTGTTTTGCACATTCTTTATATAACATATGAACAAACTCATTAAATTCAATATTTGTATTTGGTATATTTGAATAATCATTACTTAAAATAATAATTTCAGCTTTAAAAACTGATAAAATTATTTTTTTATATTTTTCATTTAATATACGATCCACCTCTTTTTTTTTTGTTTCACTATCCCAATTACATACATCTTTTAATATTGTTTGAAAATTACGTAAAACAGTTGTATCATTACTTGCTCGACTAGATACCATATACATTTCATGAAGTCCTTCATATACCAATGGTGTTAATTCTTCAATTAAAATATTTAAATATTCTCTTTTTAATTCAATAATATTATTCATAATATAAATTAATAGATAATTTATTTTTAAATTAATTCTTTTATTGCTTTTTTGTCTTTTAATGACATTTTTAAGAAATCAATTGTTTTATCTATTTTAAAAAATAAGTCAATATCTTTTAATTCAATATTTTTTAAATACTCTTTAATAATATTAATTAAAATATCATATTTATTATTTTTACATAAATAATTACTTAATCTACATAAATATAAGATTTCATCATTTGTTCTTGGTCCAATAATATTTTGAAGATTTGTAATATTTTTTTTATTTTTATTTTTTAAAGATGTTTTATTTAAATCAGCACCAAAATCAATACTACTATTGATTAATTTTTTACTATAAGATGAACAAATAATAGATGGTTTTATACAAGTATGAAAACAATGAATATTTTGTAAAAACCAATTTTGATCAGTATAAATACTTGTTTCTATTTTATCACCTATTGAAATTGAATCGCTTATATTTAAAATATTATTAAAATTATCAATTACACTTTTTTTATTTGATAATAATTTTTTATAATAATTTTCATGTATCATTAATGGTAATAATACTTTTTCGTTTTTATATAATCTATAAATATTATTAATATCTATAGTATTATTTAATACTGATAATGTTGATTCATATAAATTTAAATTTATATTTTTTTCTAAACTTTTTTTAATAAAATTATTTATATTTTGTTTAGTTACTTTTTTATAATTATAAATATAATCTTGAATTAAAAATAATAATCTTCTAATATCATATTGTGAAAAATTAATTAAATCACTAATACATTCTTCATCTTCTATTTTTATATTTTCATTTATAAAAATCTTTTTTATAAATTTAAATAATTCAATTGATGATGGTGAATAAAATCTAATTATATCACAATTTTTCTTTTTTAATTCATTTATTATTTTATTATGACCCTCATTACAAATAAATATAATTGGTGTATTTATATTATTTTTATAAATATTCATAATATAATCTTTCTCTTTTTTTAATGATATAGATTCAATATCATCAAAAATAAATGCATTTTTATTTATTAACATTTTATTATTAACTCTTATATTCATTGAATTTAAAAAATTATTATTATATTCTTTAAAAGTATCATTATTTTTATATTCTTTTATATCATTTGAAAGTAATATTTTATAATTATAATTATATTTTTTTAATATTAATTTGGTAATTAGTGTTTTACCAATCCCATTTTTACCACTTACAATGAGTGTATTTGTTGCCTTATTTTTAATCCATTTTTTAAATCTAAGAATTGCATTTTTATTACCAATAATATCATCTAATCTTTTTGGAATATATTTCTCAAGGATATTTACCGACATTATAATATTATAATATTTGTCTTTAAAAATATTAATTTTCAATTATTTTAAAAATATATAAAAAAATATTAAGCATATAATATTATAATATTTGTCTTTAAAAATATTAATTTTCAATTATTTTAAAAATATATAAAAAAATATTAAGCATATAATATTATAATATTTGTCTTTAAAAATATTAATTTTCAATATTTTAAAAATATATAAAAAAATATTAAACATATAATATATTTAATAACTTTAAAAATATTAATTTTCAAAATATTTAAAAATTATATAAAAAATTATATAAAAATATTAAAATATTTTTAATTTTCTAAATTTATATATATAATATGCCAAGAGAAAGAAAATCTACATCTACTACTCGCAAGGGTAACACCGTTGATATGGAAGTTGCCGCATTATTTAAAATGGGTAACCGTGTCAACCAATCTTCACTTATTGCACTTCGTAAAAAATATGGAGATACTGTTTTAACAGATAAAATCCAAGCTGTTTTTATGGAACGTCATCGCGTTGTTGTTAAAGGTTCTAAAAAATTTGCTGAAGCAGTTCGTACAAAATATGCGAACTCAAATGTACCATATCACCAACTTTTAATGAAAGCACGTTTACATGCTAAAAAATTAGGTCTTTCTGAAGCTGAATTCGCAGAATTTCAACGTATTTACGAACAAGAACTTTCAGGTACTGGTCGTGCAAATGAAGTTGTTTTACCTCTTACAAATATGATGAAAGTTTTAGGTAATATTACTGGTTCTGGTTCTACTGATGGTTTCAGTGTCGGATCTGGTGATTATCGTAATCTTCAAGAAATAATTCGTCTTTATGAAGCATCTAAACCACTTCATTCACAAGTTGTTCTTCAATCTCTTCAATATGAATCTTTTGATAAAACAGCAATGAATGGACAAATTGATGTTTCACGTCATAACCCTGGTGAACATGTTCATCCAGTTATTGCTTCTATGTTTTTACCTAAAATTGATATTTTTGATGAACATTTCTTATTTGCTAATATTGCAGGTATTGTAAATTGTCTTTATAATAAAAAACCAATTCGCACACGTCCTGATTATGAACTATATTATAATCTTGTTACTGACCCAAATGATATTGTTTGTGATGAACGTTCACCAGTTGCCGATTTACTTCAACGCTGTAATCTTCAAAATCAACTTTGGAATGCTGTTTTACATCTTCGTAATGGTCAATTCTATAACTCTTCTTTCCGTGAATTTATGACAGCTGTTGATGTGTGTCGTCTTAATAAACATGATAATCCGGATCTTGTCTATGGACGTCATGATGGTACTATTTTAAAACGTATCTTAAGTGCTTTTAGTTTCCGCCCAACTGTTATTGCAACAGCTCCAATTGCTAATGTTTTTGCAACTAATCCATATGCTCAAAATATTCGTCCAACTGTTACAGCTATTCCAATGATTAATATTCGTCTTTTAACTCTTCAGCAAAATCTTATGTCCCAAACACTAACTGTACAAGATGGACAACTTGGACCACAACAAAATACTAATCCAAATGATGACGGTTTCTTAGCTGGTGCCTTACAACAAACAATGACTTTTATTGAAGGTAATATGCTTGTTAACCGCGCTACAAAAGTTATTTATTCACGTGAAGCTCTTATCTTTTATATTGATCGTCGTGCCAATATTATCCCATATGGTATGAAATTATTTAATCTTGCTCGTCTTCCATCAGCGGTTGCAGGTTTTGAACGTATTACAGAAACACCTCTTAGTGTCCCACTTCGTCTCGATGTTGGACAAGGTAATGATGCTTTTGTTTTAACGTCTGGTGTTTTAGCTGAAACTCGTACAGATACTTCTAATAATGGTGGTACAAATACTTCTAATAATGGAAGTAATGTCCGTCTTGTTACAGGTTCAACTGCTTTCTTTAATGTTCATAAAGTAGGAGATCGTTATCGTAACAATCGTATGGGTTTGAGACCGAGTGATGATAATAGTGACTATTTAAATAGTGCATATTTACCTGCACAAAAATCACCACCAAGAAAAACCGACTACGCTTTACCACTACCAGAAAAAAACAATTTACAACAATTGAACAACAAGTACACGCAAGACGGTGGAGCCACTGATTTAGACAACGTAGGGTTTATGCAGTACGATCCAATGAATGCTATTAGGCAAAATGATAAATATCCACTTGTTAAGCTTAATAATAAAAATGATACTATTAGTAAACGTGCGGTAGTTCTTGTTTATACTGCACCTAAACAACAAAAAAATTCATCACATCAATTTGTTTTTTAAATAAATATAAAACTTAAAAATTATTAAAATATAAAATGATATTATTAATTAATACATAATAACTATATAAATATAATATTATTCAAAATATTCAATGAATATTTTGAATATAAATTGTAAATAGATTATTAAAATCCAAATAAACTAGAAAATGGTTTTAAATCAGCTTTTTTATATGTGCTGATGGGTCGGGCTAATGGTATTTGTTCTGATCTATTATAATTTTCAATATATTTAATTTGATATAATAATGAGTTAATAGCTGTGTCTAAAAAATCTTCAATAAATTTATTATTTAAATATTCAACTTCAACTAATGTTTCCTGTGTATTTGTATTATATCTAAAATAAATATATCTCATTAATGTTAACATTTGTTCTTTTTTTTGTGATTGTATTTTCATGGGTTTATTATATTTATCTTTTGTAATTCTTAATACCTCATTAATTAATCTTTTATTTAATTTATTAATATTATCATCTCTAAAAAATAATAAAGATATATCATTTGGTGTAATATTAGTTAAACGTAATACCATATTTTTTTCACTTTCTGGTGCAATATCTGTATAACTATTATAATTAAATATATTTTCATAAATTTTATTTATATTCATATAAATAAAATTAGATTTTTAATTTTTATAAGTTTCAATATATTTATTAGTATCAATTAATTTACCCTTACATAAACTATGTTTAAATACATCTTTTTCAATATATTTATTATTCATATCTTTTGTAATAATTGTTTTTTTATTATTATTATCATTTATATAAACAGCCCATTTAAATTCGTCATAACGACTTTGATATATAACTATCTCTCCTTTTTTAAATGATGGTAATTCATTAATATTTATATTATTTTTATCACTTGTCATAATTAATGAACCAATCTGAGAATGTAATAATTTTTTGAAATATTTATAAAGATAATTTTTAATATTTGTATCAGGGTTATTATATATATTTTTAACAAGATTTATAATTTCAGGTTCTGGTTTTGTAATATTATATATTTTATTTAAATCTTCAAACATTGTACTTGTAAATATTTTTTTAAATTGATTATATATTTCCTGTTTTATTATAACTGGTCTCTCTGTACCATTTATATTATATAATTTGTCAGAAATAATTTTAAATTTTTGTTCACCATCATTTAACATTTCAGAGGTTAAAATATAATTAGGATCTTTGATATCATTAAATCTACTATCAACTAATAACAAATATCCATGATTTGGTACATAAAATTTCATATTATCAACATTATATTCCCAATAACTAACATGTTTAGGATTAGCAAATAAATCTTTTATAAATAAATTATTTTCAATACTAAAATCTCTAAAATATATTTCATGTTCTTGTAATATAGACATTGCATGAACTAATTGAAATAATATAGACATCCATACATCTTTATTATGATATCCTGTACTAATCATATTTTTAACAGATGCATTTGTTAAATATACAGGTGACATCCATTCAATAAAACTATTAGTAGGAGCTTCAGTTATAGTTATTAAACTAACACTACTATCACTTGTTAAATCAATTTGTGGTTGTTTTTCTTTTTGTTTTAATTGATTTAAATCAAAAATTAAATCATTAAGTTTATTTTTTCGATTTGATATAATTTTATGTTCTTTGATAATACGATTTAATTCATTATAATTAAATTTAGAATCTCTATCATATTTATGTGTTAATAAAGTAATAAAATTAGGAGATATATTTTTACTTAAAATTTCATCCCTAATATATTCATAATATTTCATTTCACGCCATACATCAAAATGGTCACTTTTAACTTTATCACTAATTGTATTACAATGTAAAGCTCCAATATTTAAATTATATATACGTATATTAAGACCCATTGAATATTTAGCAATTTCAATTTTACCTTCATCATATTTAACAGGATAAGCTGCATTATATAACATAAAATTTTGTGGTATATCTTTATATGGATTACCACCAATACTATAAGGATTAAAATGAATTAATTTTAAATAAGATAATAATGAATTTGTACCACCTTGTAATGTCATATTTTCTCCATCTTTAATATTTGTAACAGAATTTCTAAAAAATTCACGTAAATGATATCGTTCTTTTAATGTGGAATATGTTAATGCATATGGTTCACCTGGTAAGGTATCATTATAAATTGTATTTAAAACAGTATGTCCTGAACCAGCACCTCCTAAATTAATATTATATACTTTTTGTAATGGTATTTCATTTGGTTTAAGTAAATTATTCACAAATGGTAAACCATTTGGCATATAACTATGTTCTGGTACAAATGCAGGAGGATATAAGCTTGTTTGTCTCAAATCAACAAAAGCGGGATTTATATTTTTAGGATGGGTATGAAATTGACCACGATTCATCATTGGTGGTTGGTAAGTTGTTGTTTCTTTAATAGTTGGTACCTCAGTAATATTTGGTTTATATTTTGGTTTTATTTCATGATATGTTTTTTTTGAAGAGTTTGAATGTGATGAATCATATTTATTTTCATATTTATCATAATGTGGTTTTCTAATAGACATACTATTATCATTTGATTTTGGCGAGTTTGAATGTGATGAATCATATTTATTTTCATATTTATTTTCATATTTATCATAATGTGGTTTTCTAATAGACATACTATTATCATTTGATTTTGGTGAGTTTGAATGTGATGAATCATATTTATTTTTATATTTATTATTATATGATTTTTTAATATTATTAGATGATTTATCAGAACTATTAGATAATTTATAAGAATTATTAGGTGATATATTAGAACTATTAGATAATTGTGAATTATTTTGGTTAGGTTTTTCCATTCGATGTATTTTACCTTGTGGAACATAATGTGTTTCACCACTAAGACTCCTAGATTTAAATTTTGGTCTATAATGGGGATTAACAGTTTCAATTGTTTTTGAAAGAACTTGTGGTGGATGAGGTTTTTTAACCTTTTTTTTATTCATATCATAAACTCTTCTATTTTCATTAGAAATAAATGGAGTATTTTTTTGTGAAATATATGATTTTTTTATAAATTTTTGT